TACAGAACGGTTAACACGCAACATTTTGTAGATGGAAGTGGAGAGGAACTTCAAACAAAATGGTCAATCACAATTGAATTATATTCTAAAAGTAGTTTGACCACTATCGTTAATAATGTCATCGAGCAATTTGGTGATATTGGTTTTACAGGCACGCAAAGAGACGCTAACACAGCAGATTTAAAGCGTGTCGTTATTGAACTATCCGCAGTCGTGGATAATAAAACAAAATACGTTTTTTCAAAATAGGAGGAAATAAACATGACAACATTTGCAGGTCTATTATCAAAAGGAGCTGTGCTTTCTTATAAAGATGGTTCTACAACAAAAACAATTGCAGCGGTAAAATCTATCCCAGCAATGGGAGCTGACCCTGAAAAAGTGGATGTTACTCACTTGGGTTCAGACAAAAAAGCTTATATTGCAGGTATTCAAGACACTGACAATATGGAATTCGCAATCATTTATCAAGGTGATAACTTTAAAGATATTGATACTTTGGTCAAAACTGGTAAATCAGTCGATTGGACTGTAACGTACTCTGATGGCTTGAAAGTTGCGTTCACTGGTCAACCATCTTATAAATTTGATGGTGTTGAAGTCAACCAAGCACTTGGATTTAACTTGGTAGTGGTTGTTTCGGCAGGTCCTGACTTTACACCAGTATCTACACCAGCTGGTGGTGGTCAATAATTTAGCAATTAAAGGTTAGTCAGAGTGGCTAGCCTTTTTATTTTTTATAAATATAGAAATCGGAGAAACAAAAATGATAAAAGAAAATATCGTAAAACTTCCTGGAACTAAACAATTTGAATTTGGTGGCTTAAATCTTCAATTGCGCTTGGATGGTAAATCTATTATTGCGATTGAAAAACGCTTGGACGAATCACTCATGGGGCTTTTTGTAAATGGTCAAGGTGGTTTTAAATTGCCAGCTACAAACAAATTATTGGTAGTGCTTCAAGGTGCAAACCAAACAAGCCGAGTTTCTGATTCAGATTTAGTTAACGCTTTTGAACGTTTTGTTGAAGCAGGAAACACTACTTTTGATTTGTTCAATGCCATTCAAGAATTGCTTGATGAAGCGGGTTTTTTCGGCAAGGACAAGAAGGAGAACGAAGCGACAAATGGGGAATCTCTGGACAACGAATCAGAAGCACCGAGCGAACTCCTTTAAAAACCTACAACAATTTATCCAGCATGCTTGAGGATTTATACCCTCAGGCAGTTGAAGCTGGTATTTCTTCTACAGATTTTTGGGCGATGACTTTTGATGAAATTATGGTCCAAGTAGAAGCAAATAAAAAAAGGCATGAGAGCGAGCTAAAAGAAAAAGCGATGTTTGATTATACTCAACAAAGGCTTGGTATCTATGCTTTTAATGATCCAAAGAATTTTCCTAAATATGAAGATGCCTACCCTTTCTTGAAACAACTCAAGGAAGAAGTAGTGCAAGCAGTATCTGAGGAAGAAGAAAAGAAACAAGCGATGCTTACTGACCAAGAAATCATGCGACAAAATGCAATGTTAATTCAGGAAACTCGTAAAAGAAAAAGTCAAAAGACAGATTAAAAAATATTGAATAGAAAAGGAGGTGAGAAATATGGAATTAGAAACGCTAGAGATACTGTTTGATGCAAATACTGCAAAAATGGATGAAGCGCTTAGTAAAGTTTTACCTCGTGTAGAAGCAATTATGTCAAAGTTTGAGAATATCACTGGAAATTCTATGAAAAAGACCGAAGATAATCTGAATATTGATAAAGGTACAACACAATTTGGTAAACAGTTAGAGAAAATGAATCAGACTTTTGAAAAGATGATGAGTCATCTTGAAAGTTCTTCTAAGAAATCATCAGAAAGTATTGGAGATAATTTATCTACTGGATTTAAGAAAGCACGTCCTAAAGTATCAAAAGAAATTGATGCCATGCTAAATGAAATTAATGCAAAAATGGGTCAAGCTAAAGCTGCTCAAGAAAAAGTGGCTTATCTAAAATCACAGCGTCAAAGTTCTTCAGCAAAAGGAGATGGTGGTCAAACGGTCAAATATGATGACCAGATTGCACGGGCTCAGGCATCAATGGTTAAATACCAAGACCAAGCAAAAAGTCTTGCTCGTTCAATGAAGACTGAGTTTGATGCAGTGCCTTCATCTTTAGAGCGAATTGCAAAAGTAATGGATGCCAATGAAGCTAAGTATTATACAATGCGTGAAAGTGTTCGAGCTTTACAAAAGGAATATCAATATCAACTAAAACCAGTCGGAAGTTTTGACAAAGGCTTTAAAAATGTTGATACTCCTGATTCATTGAAAACTGCTCAAAAAATGCAAGCACAGTCTGACAAAATGCAGAAGCTAGCAAGCAGTAATGATGTTCTGCAAAAGGAATATCAAAGAACAGAAGAGCGTGCAGGATCATTAAGAAAAGCGATAGGACGAATTAATTCAGTTCTTAGTCAATCGTCAATGGCAACTGGAACAGCTGCAGCTGGTGCTAGTATGACAGGCTCAGGATGGAAACAATCTGAACGTGCTGTTTCTAAATATGGCGGAGTATTTAACCGTATGTCAAACTCCATTTCTCACGGTGCTGGAGGAATTGGGAATGGATTGAAAAATTCATTTGGGATATTGGATAAATTTGGAAATCTCTTTTCGAGAAATTCAAATAAGGTTACACAAGGCACTCGTAGCATGTCTATGGGTAACAATGCTTTTCTTCAATCTATGAAGTATTTGTTGCCTTCATTAATTGTTTATCAATTAATTGGTGGAGCAATAAGTAAGTTAGCTGGCGGAATGATGAGTGCATTGAAGACAAATGATCAGTTTTCTAACTCACTTAATCAGATTAAAGTCAACTTGATGACGGCATTCTATCCGATTTATAATGCAATTCTTCCTGCCATTAATGCGATGATGAGCGCAATTGCAACATTAACTGGTCAATTAGCTTCGTTTATTGCCGGATTATTTGGAACGACTTATCAAGCAGCCAAACAAGGCGCAAGTGGTTTATATGATAAAGTCCAAGCCATGAATGATACTGGTTCATCAGCGACTAAGGCGAAAGACAAGGTCGATAAACTTCAACGTTCACTTATGGGCTTTGATGAGATTAATCGTATTGGTTTGCAAGATAAAACCGATGATGACACTGACAAAAATAAAGATACAAATGCTCCAGGTATTGATTTTGGGGCTGCAACTGGTAATTATTCAACTCCTAAATGGATGAAGGATATGCAAGCCTTGCTTAAAGATTTCTTCAAACCTTTCCAAGATGCATGGAAAAACCAAGGTCAAAAGGTTATTGATGCGTGGAAATATGCACTTGGAGAAGTTATCGGTTTAGCAAGTGCTATCGGAAAATCATTCATGGAAGTCTGGACAAATGGCACTGGTCAAAAATTCATTGAAAACCTATTGATTTTACTCGCAGATGTGCTTAACATCATTGGTGATATAGCTAAAGCCTTTAAAGATGCTTGGAACGAAGATGGTAGAGGAACTGCCTTAATTCAAACTATTTTTAATATGTTTAATAGCATTCTTGAGCTATTACATTCTATAGCAGGGGCTTTTCGTGATGCTTGGAATGATGGAACAGGAGAAGCTATTGATGCAAACCTTTTAGAAATATTTACAAATATTTTTAAAGCGGTAGGAAACATTGCTGACCAACTAAAAAAAGCATGGGATCAAGGTGGAGCTGGGAAAGAAATTTTCTCTATTATTTTAGGGATTATCAATGATTTGCTTACACATATTAATAATATGGCAAAAGCTACAGCCGATTGGGCAAAGACCTTGGACTTTACACCATTGCTTAATGGAATTAAAAAGTTACTTGAAAGCATTCAACCTCTCTCTGATAATATTGGAGCTAGCTTAGAATGGTTTTATAAAAATGTACTTTTACCATTGGCTGGGTTTACTATTCAAGACTTAATACCTGCTTTCTTACAAGCATTAGGCGGGGCAATAGATTTTGTAAATGGAGTAATTGAGGCACTTAAACCAGCTTTCAAATTTTTCTGGGATAGCTTTTTGAAGCCAGTCGCTGAATGGACTGGTGGAGTAATTGTTGACGTCTTAAAAGGGCTTGGCGATGTCCTTTCAACTATTGGGGATTGGCTATCTGAGCACGGAAAAGGTTTTTCTGATTTTGTAATCACTC